TCTCCTCCGCTTTGTGGAACAATACGAACATCTATTGTAGTACCTAAGCGAGGGTGTTTAAATTTAAATCTACTCACCCCGCTTAAGTCGGTTTTAATAAAATCTTCTAAAGACTGAGTTTGTTCTGTTGTCATAATAAAACTCAGATCCATATCGTTAGGTCTACTAGCTCTACGGCGTTGTTTAGCTGGACCTGCATCCGTTTGTGAACGAATAATATTTATACCAACAGATTCCTGAAAACCTTTTTGAGGAACCTGTGGTAATGTTGCTGGCCAAGTTAAAACTGCCATAAATTATCTCCTTACTACAGCTGGTTTGGTATTAAAGTTACTTACCATAGCTTGTTGCATAGAACTACCAGTACGACCGACTTCCTGAGCAACCATTTCGCCGATAACCACTTCAATCTTACGATTTCCGCGAGAGTCGACAGTTTCCTTAGTAGTGGCTTGTGAAGAGCTATAGTTATTAACTACAACACTAGTTTGTCCACTATTATTAGAGGCTCTAACACCTAAGTTACCCTGACCGTCACGCTTTAGGGGCATAATAGCTTCAGGGCCTGCTTCTCCCATTAAGCCTGTACCGTGTGCAAACTTAAATAGAGTTGGAGAAGTTACTAAAGAATTAGTAAACATTCCGCCTTTTGCAAATGCCTGAATACCGCCTTCATAAGCTTTACCAAGTGCAGCAGTAGTACTCATTGCTGTTATACCAGCGTCCATATTAGGCACATTAGTAACACCAGGGATACTTCCGGCACTTGGACCACCAAACATAGATTTTAGGAAACCACCAATACCCGGTTGCATTACGCTAAATAATGCTTCCATTTGTTTACGTAACTGAATACGGATCAGGTCGGCCAGCATAGAATCAACTAAACTCTTGAAGTTTAGTTTACCAGTTCTTGTAAACTCTACAAGAGCATCGGCCATGCTTGTAAAGGCACCTTTCACAACATTATTCATTTCCATAAATGTGGAAGCCATATCTGCTGTAGCATTAATAGAATATCTTTGTGCTTGATTTACTGTATCAAGAGCAATTTTCTTTCTATTTAAAGCTTCGGTTTCTTGGTCAATAATACCTTGAGCAATCTTTAATTCAGATTCTGGGATTTCTTTATTTCGTTTGGCTTGATCTAATAAGTCTTGGCTTTTCTGTATAGCTAACTTTTCTGTTTCTAAATCTTTAGATTTAGCTAGATATTCGTTGTCTACCTTCTGTAGTTCAATGTTAGCTCTTTGACGAGCAGCTTCTTCATTAGAAATTAAACCTAGAGCATTTCTATAAGAGATTTCTGCTTCTTGTTGCTGAGCTTTTCCAGCCGCTATTTCTAAATCTGCCTGTCTTACTGCTTTAGCAGCAGCTTCTTGTCTTTGTTTAATAGATTCGATACCAGTGATTCTATCACTTTCAAACTTACTATTTACGTTAGCAATATCAGTAGCATTTTTTAACTTTAGATTCTTAAGATCAGTTTCTAACTGTGTCTTTCTATCAATATCTTCTTTATTCTTAGATCCTGCTAGTTTTAGAATCTGAGTATTGATGGCATCTTCTTCTTTAAGGGCTTGTAGTCTTAATACTTCTACATCAGCAGCTCTCTTAGATTCTGATAATGTATTACTATAGATACCTAACTGTCTAGAAGCTTCATCAACAGTTTTTAACTTTGTTTGTTGTTCTAAAATTGCTGCATCGTTTATGGCATTTTGCTTCTTTAGATTCTCATCTAGCAGTTTAGCACCTAATTCGAGACCTGCAGATTTCTTCTGACCAGTAATACCTGCTACAGCCGCTTCTCTCTGCTTCTCTATTAAACCATAAGCGCCTAGAGATTGTCTTGCTGCTTCCATAGCTACAGGACTAAATCCTTGCGTAGATGCTTTGCTCTGAATTGCACTTCTTGCTGCAAACATTTCCAAAGTAGCAGTACCAGAAGTAACCATATTTTCAGCAGCGATCTTTTCAGTCTCACTAACTTTTCCACCAGTTCTAGCGGATTCTAAAATACGTTTACCTGTTTCTACACTTTGTACGGCTGTTAGTCTTGTTAACTCATCAGTGTTTTTCTGAGTGGCTAATTGTTGTGCATACGAAGCTTTTACAAGTTCTTCCTGAATATTAAGTTCACGAATCTTTAGATCATATTCACGCTTAGCAGTGCCAGACCCGGCTTGACCGTAAATACCTACTTGCGTACGTTCTACACCTATTTGAGCTAATTCCTTAGCCTTCTTAAGACCTAATTCAATTTTCTCAAATGCAACAGAGTAGATATCTGCTAACAGTTTAGGTCCTGTTTCTTTTACGAAAGATTCGGCTTCTTTCTTTAAGCTCGCTAAACTATTCTTAGAGTTACTTACGGCTGTTTTTGCCTCAATTCTAGCACGAATTAATTCTGCGGCAGACTGACCAGGAGTTGCTCTAGCTGACTCAATATCTTTAGCAGCTATAGTAGATTTGTTAACAGCTTCATTAGCTTGATTAATTCTTTCTACATATTCTGCGGCTTTAGCCGCCTGCTTAAAACTAGTCTCGCTAAGGCTAGCTAGCATCTGTGGATTTTTTGCGATCTCAGCAATAGCGCTGAGTGCTTTTAAAGGATCCATTAATGCCATAGAAAATCTATTAGCAGCTGTTACTAATTCAGTACCTAACTTACCCTGTAAGTCAGTAAAAGCATTGGATAAAGAAATCTGATCACTGATCTTATCAATTTCTTTTAAACTCTCTGTAAAAGCTTTAGTTGCATTAGCAGAATATGCTTCTTGTTTAGCTACTTCTTCAAACGCACGATGTAACTCTTTAATTTTTGCGATTTTCTGAGTTTCAGACATACCGCTGAATACTTTTTCAAGTACGGAAGCATTATTAATATCTTTAGGATCTATCTTCAATACTTTACTAGCAATATTACCTAATTGTTCAGACTTTCTAGAACTACTTTCTAGTAGATTAGATAATGATTGAATATCCTCAATAGTACTAGCTACTAGTTTCTGAGTATTAGATCCACCCCAGATACTAGCGAAAGAATCTTTAAATTTATCCCAGCCATTGGCAGCTTGGTTAAACTTATAGACTGCTAACAATTGATTACCTAAAGCTTCTGTAACTTGGGTTAGAGCGTTACTGAAAGCAGCTACACTCTCTACACTAAATGCTTGCTTCTTTTTAGTAGTATATAGATCAAAAGTATCAGCGGCAGTTTTTACTGCGGCTGTATTTTCCTGTGTAGCATTATTAAATTCTTCTTGCTGTTTAGTAGCTTTAGAAGCCCAGCCATCAAAAATAGAATATGCTGCAGATAGCAGTGCAAATAATTCTAAGTAAGGTGCTATAGCGGATAATGCAGTACCGATAGCGGAACCCATAATGATAAAACTACCAGATACTAACGTAGTGATAGCTCTTAGACCTCTTAGTCCCGTGCCTGTATGCCCAATCTTTTCGCCAAGTTCATCAAATACTGGAACACCGCTTTTGATGTTTTCAAATAGGTTTTTAAAGGCTTGACCCATACCTTTTGTAGCAGTGTCTACACCAACCTGTGCTAATACTGCTGATGAAAGAGCCTTTTGTTGTGCGTGTTCTGCAACTAATCCACGCATACCTTCACCAGTGAACCATTTAGGCTTTTTCTCTTCTACTTTAGAAGTAGCTTCATTAATCTTAACCTGCTCTTTAGCAGCGTCAGCAAGAACATCTTTAGTAATGCGTAGATTAGCAATACGCTTTTCTTCGGCTGCAATTATATCTCTATAAGCAGACAGCTTACTAGCATCACCTTTATCTGTTTCTTTATATAGTTCTTTAGTTTTATCTAAAAGAGTTGTTCTGCGCTTAATCTCTGTGTCTACACTTTTGCCTAGAGCTTCTGAGTCTACAGAGCCTGACATAGCTTGTGCTACTATCTTAGATTTTTTAGACAGGGTAGTAGCTAATAGTGTTTGAGCTTGTGCGATTTTACTATTGATAGACTGTTGGATCGGTCCGATCTTTTTATCTAACTCAGCTAGATCTTTTTCTACAGAATAAATCTGGAATGCATCATGTACTCGCTTAGCGTTGGCCGCAGAATCTGCTGCTGTTTTAGCTAAGTTTTCACGCCAAGCACCTAGTGCTGGTAATGCTTGTTTAATTAGTGTAGTACCTATCAGTGCAAATACACCTGCTAGTGCAGTAGGCGATTCTGACAATACTTTTACGATAGGCCCTAGTACATTGTTTACCAAACCTAACCCAGCATTTGCTAAGTTAGTCATAGAAGCTAATAGCTTATCGTAAGGATTAGCCGGTATATCTATGTTACTGAATTTTTCTTTACCTTGCTGCAGTACTTCATTAGCAAAGGCTTGGCGCTTTTCTAGATCGGATAGCGAATTAGCAGTTTTACCAATAGACATAGCATATTTAGCTGTAGCTGTATCTACTCGAACTAAAATACCCAATTCGTCTAATAATTCTGGTTCTAGCTTTGTAATACCGCGACTTAGACGACTAACGGCATCTGGCATTGAAATACCAAGTGCCTGAGAGGCTTTCTTGGCTACTTCAGCCATTTCTAAAATTTGCTTGTTTCCCATTCCGCCTGCGCTACTTAAAGCAACGGCGGACATAGCATCCTTTAAACTAACTGCACCGTCAGTTGCTTTAACTAACTGCTCAGATAGAGTTCCCAAACTTTTACCACTAGCTGCACCTAACTGGTCAAGACCTTTGACCATATTAGCAGACTCCATAGCGGAGCTTAGTGCGCGAAATGCTGCGCCAACAGCAAATAAGTTAGCAGCAAATGTAGCATAGACGTGAACAAGCCCGCCTAAACCTTGTGCTTGTTTAGCGAAATCGCGTCCTGCAGCACCGGTACCGACAGCAGCACGGGCTACCCCGAATTCTGCGCCTTCTGCGGTGCTCATGCTTGCTCCTTTTAAGGCACTAGTGGTTTTAGGTGCCATGGCCGCTTTAACAGCGGTTGCTGAAGCTGCTACACTATCGTAAGCCCTGCGTAAATCTTGCGCATCTTTAACCACTTTCTTGGTGCTGCCGTTGTCATCAACGTCTACACCAATTTTAATATTTTCTGCCATAGTTTCTCCTATTAGCAATATGATCTAAAGGTACGATGGCCTTTAAATTTTTAGCGTATTTTCCATATCCACCTTATTATATCACTTAAGGATGCCAAAGTCAATACCGAAATTTTTTGAACCAAAAAAGAAAGCCCCGTAAGGGTTAGCTTACGGGGCTTCTTAATTTTATTCAGATTTTGTTTTCTGAGCGGCTATAAGTTTGCTTCTTGTGGAGTCCATAAGGGATATCCAGTCTAAAACATACTTACGATCACGCTTCTCTATTTCTAATATATCTAAAATTTCGGATAGGCCTACATAGCTTTTACCCATATAACTACCACCGAATGTATCCCATTCGTCTCGTAGTTTGTAGTAAACGCCAATAGCTTCCTGAACTAAATCTGGGAAGTCGTCTATTTCAACGGGAACTTCATCCGGATCGGGTTCGTTGCCTAGAGCCTCACACATCTCAAAATACTGCTCTTTTGTCATTCCAACAGATCCATTCTGAAAGAATGACACTAGCATTTTATTTATTTCTGTGCGCTGCTCTTCTGAAAGTTTCCCAAATCGGTAACAATCTCGGAAATGAATGCATCGAAATTAGAAGAATTCTTCATTAAGAAAAGAGCATTTTCTTCAGAATATTCTAGTTCTGCATCAGGGTCTTGACCAGTTAAATCAACAGGAGCTAATTGTTCAAGATAAGAAAGCTTTAAACCGTCCCAACCTTGAATCGATTCTTTAACATAAAGTTGTAAGAATAGCTCGTCATTAAGTTCTTCTACTGGCTGACGATTTTTAAAAGAGGTTTTAGTAGCTTTCTTACGGATATTAATTAATGTCTCACGAGACAAGAAGCTTACTGTAACTGTAAAACCAGGTAGTCCTGGATAATCAACGTCTACAGTTTTTGAAGGTACTAAAAGTGCTTTAAGCGAAATATTTGTTGCCATTTGGATTTTATCCGATTTTATTATAAGAAGTAAAAAGAGAGGTGGTGATCAAGCCACCTCTATAAAATTATTGCTTATGCGTAGTAACGGATAGCAATATCGTTAGTCTGAGTTAAGTCGTAAACGTTGCCGTTTGCAGTTGAACTCGGTACGAAACCTTGACCAGTGAAGTTAATAGCTGTAGAAACAACTTGTTGAACGTTAACTGTAGGAACGCCGATTGTTACAGATGGAAGATCTAAAACAACCTTAGTAGCATTTGCAGCACCGCCGATTGCTAACTGTAGAGAGAACATAGGTTCAACTGTAACAGAAGCAGCAGCCAACATGTCCGCTAGTAACTGACCTGTGCCACCAACGCCTGTACCAGTCTTTAAGTACGCATCAATAGTACCAGTAATAGAACGAGTACCTGTGTAATACGTGATAGGTAAGTTAACTGTACCTAGGTTAGCTGGAGTAATGAAGTTGATGTTGTTACTGATAGTGATAGAACCACCAGTTAGGGCTAATGTATAACCTGTACCACCTGCAGCAACTGTAGAACCAGTATTATCAACTAAAGCGTTTACTAGGCTTAGGCCAACAGTAGATAGCTTGTTAGTGATATATTGAGCAGCAGTATTCTTAGGAGCGAAGTTACCGCTTAGTGTACCACCACCGAAAGCACCACCAACAGCGGTTGCGCCAGTAGCAATCTGACGTAGCTGAGTAGCTTGTCCAGTCCATGCAGCAGTAGCGATAGCATCTAGACCGAAGTCGATAACAACTTGGTTTAGAGCAGAATTGTCAACAGCGTAAGCAACTTGGTCAACCAAGAAGATTAGACCGAATTTTTGTAGTTGGTTCTTGTTAGATCCGCCAGAAGTAACTAGAGAGTAGTTAGTTCCGCCTGCAGGAGCCCAGCCAGACTTGTATAACTTGATAGTGCCGTAAGTGATACCAGTAATAGTACCTGCTTTTGGATTTACTAAGTCAGCAGTGATAGAAGTGCCAGAAACAGCAGTAACTTTTGCAGCTGCGTTTAAGTACTGTAGGTCACTTGATGGAGCACCAGTTAAACCAGTGATAACTACTACGTCACCAACGTTTACACCAGCAGCTGTTAGACCTGTACCAGCGATAGTAACTGTACCTGCACCGTTTAGGAAGGAATAAGTAACACCACTTAGTGTACCACCAACAGAAACTGTATTAGCAGTAGAAATATCTTGGTCAGAGAATAGAGCGTTCCATAGAACACCTTCTTCAGCAGTAACAGCACTACCTGTATTGAATGGGCGAATATAAGTAGAGAAAGAGAAGTCAACAGGAGCTAAACTCGTGTTGAAAGCGCGCTCGCCACGAGTAGGAGCAACACCAGCTTCAGCAATCGTTACCTTATCGCTGTTTGTATTTTGTGAGAACGAGAATCCATCTAAAACTTGCAATTCGAAGGTATTAGATGCGGTAAAGCCAGAAGCTTTAACCTTATAACCGTTAGCAGCAGTATCTAGGTTTGTAGTAAAGAATACCTTACTATTACGGACTAAATTTAATGCCATAATCTTTCCTTTATGTTTTTGGTTCTACCTGAACACTCTTGCTAGATTTTTATCTGCGTAGGAGTTTGGATATTACCGTGGTTACATGAGTGCATAACGCACTTGTATTGTCATCTCTCCGATTGCATAAGGCGCTAATAGTCCTTCATCGGTGATAATTGAACTAACTAGAATCTCAGTAGTTTCGTAGTTGTTATCCGCATCGTACATTAAAACACGATTATCGTGGATTACTTTCTCTACATCTTCTAGTAGGTTTTCCAGTTGTTGTTGCGAATCTTCTTCTTTACAATAAATTTTTAAAGTAAGATTTAGATACGCCCAGGTAAAATCACCTGGAAGATATTCACGCATTTCGGAACCTGCCACTGTGTAAACACAAGGAAAGTCGTGTACTTCATCCCAAAACTTTAAATATGGATAAGCATTATTAAAGATATTTGATTTGAAACTACCTGTTCCGTCAATTTGTTTTAACTTTTCTGTGAGAGCTTTAATTATTGAAGTTCTACGGCTCATACTGATACTGCCCTCAATCTATTTGCCACCTTTTCAGCGGCGATTTCTCGGATCGATCTACTTATTAGCAACTTAGGGTCGCGAGAGGTAGGAATACTTTGTTTTCCACCCTGAGAGAAAGTTGCGTATGGGTTTTTCATATATGAGTAGAAAATAGTAATTAATCCCTCTCTACTTTGAGATAATCTTTCAACTTTAACTGTAGAAGCGAATCTACCTGTTCTATAATTAAGAATATCTTTACGACTTCCGTCACCCATATTAGCAGAGATAACGTCTTGCAAGTGCGTATTAATTAACGATTGCAAACTTGATAAATTAACCTGTTGGCTAGCAGATTTCTGAGCAGTAGCTGCTTTTGAAACACTAGATTTAATCTCAGCTAAAAGTTTCTTACCTTCTTGAGCCGACTTTGCTAAACTAGCAGTACTTGCTATCTTCTGAGGTGCAGATTTTTGGCTATATACCGTAACAGGATTATGTTGTATTTTTAAAGGCTCTACTGCTTTGCCTTTTATAGTATTGGCAATAGCACTTGCAATATATTCTTTTACTGTTTTTGAGCTTTTAAGATCTAATATATACTTACCAGGGTCAGCTATATAGCCTTGGAGAACTTTCTCCATTTGACTAGTATACTTATCTAGCTTAACTACTAAGTTATCAAATGACTTAGCAGCTTCTGATACAGAACCTATCTTAGGTATACCTATCAGTCTTGTTTTCTTAGTATCGTATTCAGCTGTCAGTAATTTCATTAAACTTGAAATTATCTGCAAGCCTTTTGTAATTTTACCAGTATCCTGATTACCGATTCCGCCTTCAGAGTATTTCTCTTGGAATTCGATATTCATAAAGATTCTACCAGCGGAGAAGTCTTTTTGGATAGCGGCGTTTAGTTCTGAATATATGGGTTTATTAGATAAAGTACTTGATGCTCTATCTAAGTCCACGGATAGCTTAATAATTCTATCCAGTAAATCGTTTTCTTCTGTTATACCGCCAGCACTCAGTAACTGACGTCCAGTAGTTTGTGCGTATATGTGACCGCGTTCAAATAGTGCGGTAACTTCTTTTTTCGCAATTTCAGCAGATTTACCCTGAAAAGCTCCTAGTGTACGCAGAAATTCTACTATATGGTTTAGTGTGTTAGCATGTGAAAAATCAAGTCCGCGGAACGCAGTTGCTTGAGTCTTAACACCTTCTTCAGCCAGTACGCTACCAATAGTTCTATTTGATTTTCCAATTATATTTGAGCCAGTTTCGGAGTAAACCTCGAAGTGTCGGGCTTTTAATCCACCGTAATTTTGCTGCAAAAATATAAGATATAACTCTAGCCCCGATTGAGGGTCTAGTCCAGGTACAAATGCGGATATTAAACTAGCCGCACTCTCTTTGGTAATAACTAATCTAGTTCTACCTTGTTGCTCGCCAACGTCTCGGAATTTTTCACTGTCTGCACTTAAGATAGACGCTGCACTGAGCATTCGATTCTTACTAGCCAATGCTTTAGTACTATATTCTAGTAATCTACGTTGCATACTCTGTAAATCAGAGACTGCGGAAGCATTGGCCTTATTACGCAGAGCAGAGCTAAATTCTTGAATACTCATCCGTAATATGCCGTATGTTGGTCTAGTACTCTGCGAATATGTGCAGGTAAGCTAGTATTAGTGATATATTCGATTTGTACTGTATTGGCGCCAATAGCTTTCTGCGAGTGAACTGCCGCATCATTACGTACATAGTACTGAATCAAATCAGCAATAGCTAATTTTAAATCAGGAGGAATTGCTTCATATCCAGCATTATAAGTAACGCGGAAGGCATTTGTTTTAAAGTAGTTAAAGTACTGAGCTGCGATTAGTTCGATAGCGCTCTCTTCTGGAACTACTACGTAATCTGCATATTCTGTTAATGTTGTATAAGTTTTTCCGAAGTCATCGGAGAACTCTACAGAACCTACTTGCATTACTGGAGTTTCTGTTAGCAGCATACGGTTGCCGTGTGCACCGCCTCTAAATGTATCAGTCTTAGGATCATCAACAAAATCCAAGAAAGTTCTGCGGCAAATATTTTTTACTAAGGCACTTACCTGAGGGATTAGTTGTTTAACTGTCGCATCCTGATTTGTGCTTGAAATTCCAAGATATGTTTTGTATTCTGCGAGCGTAATTAAATCTAATGCCATAGAATATCCTTTATGTCTTTTATAAATATACCAGACATTTCCGCTTCAATTGCGTGGTGTGTAATATACTTATAAAAGACAAGGAACCGAAGTTCCTTGTCTGAGAGATTATCTCAATCGTTAGATTAAGATAGTGTACCCCACTTGTATGCGCTAACGCCGTTACCAAGGTTAGTAGTAACTTGAGTCATGCCAGTACGTAGAGACGCAACTAGAACACGACGCTGAGTTTCAACTAGCTCTTGAGTATCCATACGTAGGCCACGTTGGTTACCAGCCATGAAGTTACCTGGAGCGAAAGCGATCGCGCCGGTAGTACCAGTACCCTTAGAAGCGAATTCTGCGGAAACTAGAACTGGGCTGTTACCGATCTGACCAACTTGGCCAGTTAGTAAAGTAGCCTGAGGACCAACTTGGTTCATTGTCTGGAATGTGCTGTCATCTAATAGGTCGTAGTAGACTTCTGTAGAAACAACATAAACAACTTCAGCTGGGTCTAGACCCCATGCACCTAGGTTCTTACGTAGGTTGCGTAGGTTAGCGATAGTAGCAACTGTAGAAGCTGCAGCACCGTTAGCGGAAGTTACGTTGGCAGTAGCGTAAGAAGCTAAGCCTTTAACTGGGTCTGCACCAGAACCAGCACCTAGAAGATAAGCGCGGTCAACAGAACGTGCTAGACGACGGATCATAGCATCGCGAACGATAGGCATAATGACCAATAGGCTGTCTTCTTCTTCTTCGTAGTTTAGATATTCTTTAGTCGCTACTTTGTAAGCGTTTAAAGTAATTTCTTTTAGAGCGTGTGGGCTGCCAGAACCTGGAGTTTGACCAGTAGTAGCAGTTGTACCGCCAGAACTGTTTGCACCACCGAAATCGCTGTTAACAACCCAGCTTGCTAAACCAGCTTCAGGGTTTAGAGGCATAGTCATAACGTTAGTCTTCATGTTAACTGCGCGAACTAGCGGAGCAACGACTAAACGACGACGAACTTCAGCTTCCATGTTTGTAGAAACTTCTAGTTCCCATGTAGCGCTTGGCATGTGTTGGCCAGTTTTTTCGATCATTTGTTGACCGAACTTAGTGTCTTGAATAGACTTGCCAGCAATCTTAGCTAGCATAACTGCTTTTTCACGTTCTGCATAGTCAGAACCAGCAGCAGTACCTTTGTCAGCGAAAGCCATCTTGCTAGCTTGTAACTTAGCAATTTCGTCAGCCTTCTCTTTTAGAGTAGCTTGTAGGCCGTCTAGAACGCTCTTAGACTCAGCAGCCTGGTCTTCGAAACGCTTAGTAACTTCAGCTAGAAGCTTTTCAGCACCGCTTTGGCCAACTTGGATTTGTGCTTCAACAGCACTTTTAACTTTAGCGTCTAGCTCAGCTTGAGCCTTAGCAGCAGCCTCAGCAGCAGCTTTTTCTGCAGCTTGATTGGCTAGTAATTTTTGGGTAGCTTCTTCAGCGGCCTTAGCAGCAGCGTCAGCAAGCATTTTTTGCATTTCTTCTGGAGTCATGTCCAATTCCTTTGTTGTTGTGCTCTTTGCTTCCGTTGTGGATTCTAGCCCTTTAGCTGAGTCGCCTTTGGGTGCAAATTGCTGTTTAAACTGTTTATAGTCCGAGTCATTTTCAAATGCTTTGGACAGATCGAATAGAGTATTTTGATTGCAAGGCACAGAAACTACCGAAATTTCGACAAGTTCAAGTTCCTTAATAACAAACACCTCTGCAGCGCTATTGTATTCTGCATCAAGGATGCGGAAACCAATACTGAATGCTGTTAAAACTTTGTCTTTAATAAGACCAAATACTTCCTCAGCAGCTGAAGAAATACGGGCTTTTACCCACAAACCTTTATCATCCACTTTATAATCAGTCATGCGTCCGATAGGATCATCATAATCATGCTGAGATAAAATAATTGGATTCTTAAGGTAATTTTGAATACCTTTCTCCCAAACGGACTTAGGTACAACGTCACCGCTTCTATCAATATCTGTAGTACTTGCGTAACCTTCAATAAAGATAGATTCGATGCCGCTGTCTCCGCTGGCAGGTAAGGCTTTTTCATTCACGGCAAAAGCACTATTTAATCGTAGTACTTTGTTTTTATCTACCATGTAGTTTCCTTACTTTTACGCGCTCTTACCACCGGTTGGTTCCTTAGGTTTAGGAGGCGCTCCTCCTTGACTCGGATTCGACGCAGAACCCGCGATATTCGCTGGAATTCTTAAATCATCGTTTCCTGGTTTGCTTTCGTAACGTAGCTGCTCACGAGCTTCGTTAGGGGATATGATACCAGCATTTACTAATGTTGAGTGATATGCTGCAACGTCTTTTAGTTCAGGCTGCAATGCAGATACTGAAGACGTAACTGGCTCAATGTCATATCCGTAAAATCTTTCAACAGCACTAGCAAACTTAGTTAAAATCGGCATAACCGTTTCTAGATAGAATAAACGTAAGTTAGGTGCGATGTTAGCGTTATTGCCACCGTCTAATAAGATTGGTGGTACGCCTAAAGCTTTTAAAATCTTGCTATCATGAGTTTTGATACTTTGATCAAAATCCATCTCTTGGAAGGTATCAGCAATATTTGCTGCAGGCTTTAAGCCACTATCCAAAATCATGGGCTTACGAGCACCATTCTTTGGAGAGTATTTACTCATCCAGTTAGCTACTGTACGATCTTTTGCAACTTGCGACAAAGTATTATCGCTAGTTAAGATTAATCCGGTAACTGCTCCGTTCTCGAAGAATTGCTCTTGGAACGTTTGCATTTTGTATAAGATCTTAATATTACGATCAGCACTTACTAATCGTGAGGTACCGCGATAGATGCTGGTAGCTGCTAGATCTTTTACATGAATAATTTCGTCTGGTTTGAAAACGATTGTCGTATTATAACGATAGTGCGCTATAAACGTTTTAGGGTCGGTTTCAATCTGAACACGAGAAGCAGGAAGATGATACAAATAAACTCCATCCCAATATATGAAGATATTACCTTCTAGGATGAAGTCAGTGAAAATGTTCGTTCTGAACTCTTGTGCACTTTGATACGGGTTAGGTGCAAAGTTAAGTAGTGTGTTAATCGTCTTTTGACGAACACCGCTTACGCGACCTTCTATCTTTTTATCTTTTACATCGTAATCCATGCTTGCGCATCCGGATACGATCATATTAACGCCACGGTTTACAGTTTCTAGCTTTTCGAACGCTTGATTGTAAGTAATCGCTGAATCGGAGTTAATGAAAACACCTTGTTCGCGACTAATTAGCTGCTGCGCTGGATTAAGCTTCTCGGAATCAGCAAACCATGTTCTTGGATTATACCAACTCATGAGTTTCCTTTACAAGAATTTACCAAATAGCGAAATAGAGCTCTTTTCAGGAACTTTACCCTCTGCTTTGGCTTTTTGTTTCTCAATCCAATTTTTCTGTCGTTCCTCGCTACCAGGAGCAGGAGCTTTTCCGTAAACACTGTGTAAAGCTACATGATGCTTGTTGCACAGTGTGTACACCAAATCATATAACTCAATTTTATGCTCCGCAATAAACTCGTCCCTAACAGCTAAAATTCCGTCGTCCGTACTTATATCGTAACCTTTACGATCAGCCCAACGATTCAACAGTATAGTAATGGAGTGAAGATGATGCAGCTCCAGATCTTCTGTCTTGCCACATACGTAACAATGCGACTGTTTCTCATAGGCTGCTTTGGCTTTATCCCTGATCCATTTTACAGGGATACGATTATTAGTATTTTTAGCCATTTATTTTTTAGGCACGTTTTTGCAATTCTTCATATTATATCACTGGAGCAGCATAATGTCAACTACGAAATTTTTTTATCTGGTAAGAAATACAAAGTTGAACTAGCCTGGCTAATATGATAAAATATGTTTTTAATTAAGGAAAATATGACCTCTGGAATCTATAGATTAACATTTTCATCAGGTAAATACTACGTAGGTAAATCCCTTGATATTGACACTAGATGGAAGCAACACTTTAACAAGTTCGCGCTAGGCAAGGCTGCGCGACCTATGCAACTTGAGTTCGACCGATGCGGGCCACCCAAAACTGAGGTACTTTTTGAGTGCCACAAAGACCATATCGACATTCTAGAAGAGTGGCTGATTGATCAACTTAAGGGTCCGGATATGCTTAATACTACATATCCGGATATTGTCCGTACCGAGGCAATCGCGGACATTATTAACACCAACACAGGTGAGCTACAGCTTAGTACTTGGGAGCACCTTGAACTTATTCAAAACTATAAAGTTATTGCGGATGAAGCTATTAAACTTTCCAAGCGATGGGAGGATAAGGTTCAAGAGTACAAAAAAGACGGCTATATCATTGACGCAGACTACGAAGACGCGGTCGATGTTGCAGCTAGATACCACACAGAAGCCATAGAGTACAAAGACGAACTCACCAGACTTAAAAACCTAAACTGGTGGGAACGTCTATTCAATTATAGTGTAAACGTATAAAGTGCGTATCTTAACGCGTCAGCCATGTGAGAGAACTCATCATGTAGAGGCTTCTCAGTAGTTAGGGTCTCTTTAGTATCCCAGCGATACTGATCCAACATAGCCAGGGTATGGCTGCAGTGGGGTGAAACCACTAAACGACCAGTTTCTACTAATGTTTGCACATAGGCGATTCCAGGCAGAACGTCTTTCTTCGCCTTTATAGTTGCTATATCGTAAAGATAAGCTAAGTCCGACGCAAACTGTGGCGCTGCGGAGTCGATGAAGATAGGGTCGATTGCCCATTTTGCTATTAGCTCCTGAAATGCAACTGCATGTTTATCTGTGGTCGCCTCTGACTTTAAGTACTCGTCTACAACGTGGTACTTGTCAACCGAAGGTTGGTATACCACAACCACGAAAGCCGTAGGGTCTCGGTATCCGGGGTCGCAACCGGCAATGGCTTCATCACCATCACACGGTACGTAATCCATAACTTGAGTTTCTGCATCCAACGCATAAATCTGACCCTGGAACGTTGTAAACGAAGCCATGTACTCTTGCTCAAACTCGGCTTTCGACATAGCCTTACGAGCTTCTGCAACGTCCGATTCAGCCATACGAGCATTCTCAGTATAGTCAGCAGTAATCGAACACCACTCAGGGAAGTCACTAGAAAATCCACGCTCAAAGAATCGACTAAACCAATTATTCTTACCACGAGGTGTACTAATAAAGATAGCTTTAGAATTAGGTTTATCTAGAGTAGGACGCAGAGCAACGTTAAACGCAGCTTCTCCATCGGCTCCTAGTGCAGCCTCATCAAAGATAATCAGGTCATACGAACGACCAACACACGAGTCAACAGTCGACAACGAACCCATACGAATAGTCGATCCATTCGAAAGTTCAATAATTCTGTCCTTTAAGTTATCTCGGGCAATTTCTAAGTCGAAATGCTTAATCAATCTACGCTGAAGCTCAAAAGAAATAGTACTAAGATTATAGTTAGGCGAAATAATAAGTACGTTAGCACCAGGCACTAAGGTGACAAGCTGTCCAATAACGTTTGCAATGTATGTTTTACCCAATCGGCGAGCTAGTGCAGCACAAACAAAACGATACTTAGGGTCGTTTACGGCATTAATTAAAGCAATCTGAGGCTCGTTAATAGTTTCCCAAATATTCAACAACTTTAGGTAGTTGGTAATAGGTAACTTAATAAAGCGCTTATCTGCTGGAAATTCACGTATAGCACTACGTTCAACATCAGGTCTAGAGATAGTTAACATCTTACGAAGCATCTCCAGTTAGTAATTTACTAATAAGGGCACCATACTTAGTACCATCACCTAAACCGTCATTAATCTGAACGTTCACTTGAGACTTGATTGCCGCAGCTTGGTTACCTTGACGCAATTTTTCAAGTGCGATTTCTTTGTCGAGCATTTCCATCGTCATCTTATGTGATAGCGCGATCAAATCGGTAATATCTTTATTTGAACCAGTTTCGGATTCCGACATATCTTCAAGTTTTTTCTTGATAAGCGTATCCATCAAATCGCGCATACGAAAACGATTGTTGAAACCAACTTCATAGAAAACTTGGTTAACATATGCTTTGATCTCATTTCGGGCAAGTGTGCGAGTTACAAAGTCCAGAGGCACATCGAGGGCGTCAGCGACTTTTTGGGAATCTTGTAATTCCAGGAAACAATTGGCTATCTCCAGATTTTCGGGGGAGATTTGTAAGGCTTCAGCGGGAGCCTGAGTTGCGGGTAAATTTGACATAGG